ATATATACGTGTGCGCGTATGCGCGAGGGGGGAAGCATGGTCGAAGACAGTGCCAGCAGCATCAGGGAATGGATAGCGGAGCATAACGATGTTATCGGAGCTTACGTGGGAGAGAATACTCCGGTCTTCGTAACGCTCTATAACCCGGGAACGAATTAAACGAATTAAGTCCTACCGGCATGTCTTGAGATGTGGGGGCATGGAATACCGCAACCATACCCCTGAGCGTTTGTCTAATGACCAGCATGGCGCATCACATGCCGTATCAATGGTGCAAGAGGGTCCGCCCAGCATCATCCGCCAGCCGCCTCATCCCGGCGCGAAGAAGTTCCCACCGGCCCCGTGGACATTTTTTGCATGACTGGCTCACGCCTGGACTTGTTGCAGAGTGGGGTAATCAACTCGAGGGGGATGTGGTGAAATGTTGCGGTCGGAGACAGTGATGCGAATTCCAGTTAAATCGCACCACATTCGCACCACGAGAGAATATGAATGATAGCGTCGGAGACAATGATAATGTCGGAGACAATGATAATAGCAGAGGCAGCTCTCGCACTCCGCATCGGGCGGTCCACGGTCTATGATTGGATAAGGTCGCCATTGCCTTTGCCACAAGTAGGTGGTAAAAAGATTCCGATGCCCCTCGTGCGGCTACACAGGACAATTCGCGCCGCAAGTAGATTACAGGGGCTCGAACTTTTCCCCAACCGAGTCCGCAATGCGCTACTGGCACCGAAGAAATCCAAAGCTACGCAGGTGGTCGGACCGTTCGTACCCGTCCATATCGAACGGATGCGGTTCTTTCTGGGGTTTCTGCGCTCCGGGGACTCTTGACGTATTGACTGCTATGTTACGCTGTGTGGGTAAATCAGCCCACCTGCATGGACCGTAGGCAGCGCAGAGGAGAAATGATACTACTGACAGTCCCCGAGGTCCCAGGGATCGAGGGAACGATTCGATTGATGGATCTTCGCGCCATCTCACGCATAACTCTTATCATAGACCCAGCGGTTACCCCCGCCAAAGTTGCCGAGCAGTATCGGCTTATACGGAGAGGTATGCTCTCCCAACGGCACCGGTCTATGAGCGCCAAGCACCTGAGGCTCGCTGCGTTTGTGGCCGGTCGCCCAGATGAGGAGAGTTGGGAGGATAGGATGCTCGCCTGGAACGAGGCGTATCCTGGCTATGAGTATAAGCACAGATGGAACTTCAGTCGGGACGCGAACCAAGCAAGGCAGCGCCTGCTCCACCCGGAATATCACCTCCCCGGCAACGAGGTGCTTGAACAACTGGCTCCGGGCGGTCAAAATGTGTCGTAGGCAGTGATAACGTCGGAGACAGTGATAACAGATGGCAAAGAGGTTAAGAAATTGCTGCGGTAAGCGCATGACCCGCCTGTATGAGCGCGTGAAGAGGGGTGAGGTCTACTGGGAGAACGGGCGGTGGGTGAACTTTGGCTGGTGGTGCGGTATTTGCAAACGGATGAAGTTCTTTACCTAAATGTACAGAGTGCGTGGTGAATAAACCCGCGCATTAACGCATTAACTGGAGAGAAATCGTGGCACGTCCAAAGATATCCGGCCAAGTTGTTGCCCAGGTGAGAACCCTGTGGGCCGAAGACCCCAAACAGAGTGCCGTTCGGGTTCATCGTCGTTATCACCGACTCCATGCCGGTGGCGTCGTAGGCTTACGGAGGGTGCAGCAGGTCATTGCCGAGGCCAAGGACATATCGCGAGGTCGGCAGTTCCCTTTGGCAGAGTGGGGGCCTTGGGCCAACGCGGCTGAGACCCCTGAAGATACCTCTCAATTGCTACAGTTGGATTTGGTATGCCTCAAAGAGCGCGGCCGTCATTTGTACCAGCACGAGGCAAAGTGGGGCCAGCGATTACGGGTAGCACTGGTGGATCTCAGCCCATCCCATCAACTCTCGGTGGCCACCATATATGCTGTTCGCGAGTCCGTTGCGTTCATCCTAGACGAATCAGCTTACACTGCTGACTTGGACGGCCTGGTAGCGTATAGACCGTGGCTGCCGGAGAATCAACAGGCCTACGGACATGCCGTAGACTTAGGCCTTGTTCCGCCGATGATGACCTGCCTGGGTGAATTGGGGTAATTGCCTGAGTTGCCGCCTCCACTACTTGACCGCCTGTGCTACAATGGCACCGACCCCCTCTTGGGCCAAAACCCATCTTAGAGCCGTACCACGAGGGATATGTCCCCCGCTAGCGACAACAGGGCGACCCTATGGAGGAGCGGATCGTTTGGGCGCACATCATAACCAAGGGGGGCCACCATAGCGGAGCCTGCGACGTAGGTGCGAAGCGATGAGAATACCAAGATGGCTGAAGATTCCTCGCCGCTCTAAACCCAAAGACCCGGACGTCGGAGACGTCGAAGACAGTGATAACAGTCCCCCGCAGAAAAAGAGATTGGGGAAAATCCTCAAGTCCTCCCTCAATTGCGCCAAAATCCTCTTCCGCTTTGGCTCGGGATTTACCCTGCTCCTCCTGTCAATAGCGGGGTTCTTCGTCATTTTTGGCAACCCCGTACCGGTGGTGGCACCGTTCTTCCCGGTACATATCGAAAACATCCCGTGGGCGAGTACCGCCGTACACCTCGAACTCACATATGTCCAGGGACTTCTAAATACCCTGCACGCAGACACCGTGGTATTCGGTTCGGCCATAGGCGTTCTGGTGCTAACGCTGTCCCTCGCTCTGGTACTGCTCCACACAAACCCCGTTACGGTCATCAGACGCTCTCCAAAGGCCGTCTTCTTTCACACGCCGATTGGTATCTATAGACGGCTCGTCAAGTGGCGCAATTGGACGCTGGAAAAGATAGCGTACCTGAACGAGGAATCCGCCAAGTGGAAGACCATATTTAATATAATGAAAAGCCCGTACGCCGTCCTCCGCAGCTTCGGCCTGAGCCCACAGCTAGCGGCCACTATGCTGTTCGGGGCCACTGCCGTCGGCGGCGGTGTTGTGGTGAACGAGACAATACTGTCGGAGCGGTCTTTCAGCAGGGGTGACAGCGGGGTTTATGTAGCCCCAGCAGACATTCCGACCGAATATGTTGAAGGCTCAAACACGCTGCGGATCGACCTCGGCAATACCCCGGTGCGGGAGATCACCATCGAGAACGTGTCGGTGGGTACGGTTTTTACCGGCTCCGCATTGCCGTCGGGTGAGCAGAACGTCGTGCAGATATCCGGCAACGTCGTTTCCGGCGGCACCAATACACGGCTTGAGATCGGCCATCTGATATTTGAGAAGTCCCGGTGTAAGAAGCTGGAATTGACTGATATACAGGCCCACACGCTCATAGTGCGTGGCAACGCATCTGACGGACAGTCCATTAGCCCAAGCCCCGGCACCTCTCGGATGCTGGCGATTGGCGGCGGACACCACCAGGCCGAGGCAATGATAACGTCCGGGGGCACCTATGACCGCATATGGATACAGGCCCCCAACAGCGGGGTCAATGGCAAGATCGGGACCCTCAGACTCACGAACCTATACACGAAGGGCGGCATCTGCAAGCTGGCTAAGATGAATATAGGCACCGCTGAAATTCTTCTCAATGAGATAGGCATGGGAAATGGATTCGCCACGAAGGAATTCACAATCGGCACGGATGTAACTGCTGCCAATATAACTCTGGAGGACAATGTTGAGGTAACCATAGCGGAGCCTGCGACAACGTAAGAGGTGCATTGATGCCGGGTAAGCCCATCTGGAGCCGTTCACCAGCGGAGAGAAACTTTCCTCAATTGCCCATGAGCCCAAGGGTGGCGAAGCTGCTCGCGGAAAGAAACCCCATAAAATATGAGGCGTGCTCCAACAGGGACGGCCTGGGCCACTGGTGGATTCTGGAGTCACTTACCGCACGCACCGGCACCAACGGCAAATGCAAAGAGTGCGGGGAGGAGCGAATGTTTAACCCCGAACTGCCATCGGAGACGACCCAAAGCCAATGGCTTTGGACAGGCCCAGCCGGACTGAGCGGCAAAAAATAGGATTATGCCTAGAAGAGGCGAACGGCAAAAACACCCCGCGCTCGCGGCGAAGTATACCCAGGACATGGACCGCCTCATGCGGGAGCAAGACGATGCTCTTATTGGCTGGGAGACGTTCACTAAGAGCGAACGCAAATTCCTAGCCATGCTTCCATACCACAAGAACTACTCCGAGACTGTCCGCTTCATGGGCATGTCTCTCTCCTGGCTCAATAAGCAGATGGCCCGTAAGCCCCTCCTGCGCTTGGCGGCGCAGAACCGAGAGGGCTATATACCCAGACTGCTGGAACTAATGCTCCAAGACATGCTGCCTCGCTCGGCTATGGTCATGCAGGAAATCATAGATAACGACGGCGATAAGAAGATGCAGATGGACGCTATCAAACACCTTCACCGCATCACGGGCGTGAGCAAGGAAGAAGTAGCACCAGGCGTTACAATAGGCCAGAAGATAGATAAGCAGCAAATCATTATGTTTGGCAAGGAACAACCCCAACTGGAGGAGGCGTCTCGTGATGAGCAAATATCATAGTGGCGATTGACCTACGGGAGATTTATAAACCCCACGCAGGGCAGGCAGAGATGCACAATTCCCCCGCGAAGGTGAAGGTGTTGGTCTGCGGGCGGAGATTCGGCAAGTCGAGATACGCCCTGTTTGAACTCCTCAAGACATTTATCGACTCCTGGGACTTCCCCGTAGGCCCTGAGACCGTACCCCCGTTCCACGCATGGGTGGTCGCACCGGCGATGCCCCAGGCGAGGCAGGCTTGGGACGAGTTGATTAACTTCATCCCGACTGAGCTGGTGGCCGAGGGCGGTATACACCTGGATGAGCATTTTATCTATCTTAGGGGTAGCGAAGGGCGCTCTTGGGGCAAGATAGAGGTTAAAAGCGCCTTTGACCCCGAGAACCTACAGACCGCTGGCCTCGACTTCCTGTGGATCACCGAGTCCCAGGACATATCCGATAAGGCCTTTGAGAAGGTACTCCCCACACTGCGTTCTCCGCAGCGTATGGGCAAGGCCGTGTTTGAGGGCATCCCCAGCCTTTGGCCCGACCACTGGTTCCGGCGTGTGTTTATGAGCGCCAAGCGGGGCCGGGAAGGCTACTATTGGAAGCAGGCAACGGCGTTTGAGAACCCATTGCTTAGCGAAGAGGCCAGGGTAGAGATTGAGGCAGACCGGGAGCTGCTCCCCGACAAGGCTTGGCGACGCCTATATCTGGCTGAGTTCTCCGAAGCGGGCGGGTACTTCTCAAATATTGATAACTGTATTTCGGGCGACGAGTTGTCCGAACCCGTGGGAGGTCGCTATGTCGCAGGGCTTGACCTCGGACGAAAGGTTGACGCATCTGTACTGCATGTTATGGACGCCACTCGACGGCAAGTCGTTCACCATCGTTCCTGGGATGCTGGCCAGTCCTGGCCAATCCAGCGTGAGGGCGTTGCGCACGAATGTGGGCTATGGTCAATGGAACTTCTGGTCTGCGACGCAACGGGGATGGGTGGCGACATATTTTCCTCTGAACTAGAGGAACTCGGCATACCGATGGAGCCTGTGGTTATCAGCCAGAGCAAGCGGGACAACCTGCTCAAGACCCTGGCCGTATCCCTTGAGCGTGAGACTGTTCACTTCCCGCCCATACCGTCGCTGCTCAGGCAGCTCAGGGCCTTCCAGTACCGCAAGACCTCCAGCGGAGGATGGAGGGCCGAGGCTCCGCCGGGAGAACATGATGACGAGGTCTTTGCCCTTGCCCTTGCCTTGCAGGGCTGTGACCCTGCGCCTGCCCTGGGCTACGTGCCGAGGCTTACTCCCATGACCTATGTGCCCTCAGAACGGCAGATAGCCGGAGGGGGCTTGTCAAGTGGTGCTAGAATGATGAGAGAACGGCGGGAGGAGCGGCAGCGGGAACGGCTGGAGAAGGCTGGCGTTGAGGGATGAGCAACGTAATACGGAGGGTGCCACTGGGGGACTAAAGGAGTATCGGAAGAGGGGTAAACGTAGATATGGTCACAGTTTTGGCTAACCGTTCCAATGGCACGCATATGGTGGAGATGCTGGAACCCCAGGATAACCCGCCTAGGCTGGATGATGTACTAGACCTCATTGAGCGATATCGGCGCTACTACACGGTCTTCCGTAACCAATGTGACCAGGAAGAGGATTGGTATTTCGGCAGAGTCGAGCCCAAGGTGCCTGCTGGCATAGACCCCGTGATCCCCGCTACCGCACGAGCACTAATTAACGTCGCGACCGACCACATAGATGTGTCGCATATCTCTATAGATGTGCCGTTAGCGAGTGTAAGGGCCAAGGCCAGGGCGGAACGCATCATGAAGTTCCTACAGGGCGCATGGGCGTCAGTGAAGGAACCAGTCTTGCGGACCCTCGTGCGCCATCAGTTCACTTACGGCATTGGGTGGCTCAAGCTGATGTGGGACGCGGACAAGTGGCCCTGTGCGCCGGTTTTGGACGACTTCGCCTCAGACGAAGACTATAAAGAGGCCCTGTCCGATTTCATGGACAAACGGGATATCACTTTCCCGTTCCGGGTCACCAATGTGAACCCGAAGTTCCTACTATGGGACGATTCTAAGATTCGTACCAAGTGGGCTATCGAGATATATGACCGGCAGGCCAGGGATATCCGCTACCGCTACCCTGAGTGGGTGTCAGCCCTTGACAATAACAGCATGGCCTCCTGGGTTGAGTACTGGGACGAGGATTGGGTAGGCTATATCGCTGACAGGGAGTGGGTCTGGGGGCCGGTACGCCATCATTATGGCTTCCTGCCGTATATCCAGGCCTTGCCTGCCAACTCCATGAACCTTATGGACGGTAAGCCGGAAGAACGCTATCAGGGCGTGCTCTACCCGGTACACTCGCTCCTCATGGAAGAGTCTCGCCTTATGAGCCAGTACTCCACGCTGATGAAGGTCTACGCTTGGCGTACCTTGGACTTTGTCGGCAACCAGGCTTCTGCCGAGAAAACCCGACAGAACTACGAAATATTCGGCGGCATGAACGTGGTGCCGACTGGCGTAGAAGTTAGGGCAAGCCCTTATGTTCCTCCCCCACCTGAGATACTCCAAGAGCTGAATATCGTACAGACCGCAATCGAGATGGCTACGTTCCCCAATGTCATCCGGGGCGTGCGGCCCAAGGGTGTCTCGGCAGGCTTTGGTATCTCTATATTGGCTGGCATGGCCCGCCTAGTGTTCCAGGGAGTAGCCGACGGCACATCCCGGTGCCTAGAGCGGGTAAATACAGGCTTTCTGAAGCTGGTTGAGAATAAGGCTGGCGAAAAGGTCACTGTCCACGCACGTAGCGAGGTGCACTCATTCGACCAGGGCATCGGCCCGGAGGATATCAAGGGCTACCACGAGAATATCGTAGGCCTGAAGGCTGAGGCCCCTGAAGAGCGGGAGAGACAATCCCTGCTGGCGAGACAGTTGTATACCAGCGGCATGACCTCACTCTATGAGGCCCAGAAGCGTATCGGTATTATCAACCCATTGGAAGAGCAGATGCAGATGGCTGCTGAACGCTTGCTCCAAAGCCCTGAGATACAGATGGCGATGAGCCAGCTCGCGGCGGAACGCCTTGGCCTTTTGTCCCAACTAGCGGAAGCCACGGGCGCACCAGCCGGAGAGGGCGTGAATATTGGCAATCAGTTCCTGCCGGGTCTCTCTCAGTTGCAACGGCCTGGTGAGGCGAATATTCAGCAAGCGAGAGTAGCGGCTAGGCAGGGAGAACCATCAGTGTTCCCGCAGGGATTGGGTGGAATTCAAAATTTGGGGCGTAGGATGGGAACTCCTGGGGGTGGCGCGGTCGGGGTTCCCAGCGGCCAAACAGTGAGGTAGCTATGGCAAGACGTGAAGACCGAGTAGATGTTCTGAATAACGCCATTGTCCAGGCTGGCGAGATGGCGTTTCGCATTGTGCAGCGGCTCGCTGAGAACCAGCCTAATCCAGTCGGCAGGACGCCTGATCGGACTCCCAAAAGGCTTTCCCTCGACGACATTCAGAGAATGACCAGGGGAGAGTAGCATGAGGTCAAGGCTTCCGTGTGATTGTAGCGAACTCATGCTGAGTGAAGGTGATTGTTTTCACGGCGAACTAAAATATGTACGCACGCTCTCGGACATGACCGTCATTGCGAAAAATAGCCAGGGCCATATTCGCCTCATGCTGCCCTATGAAGTAAAGCAGTAGAACACCTAAGAGGAGCAGATCATGCCACAT